AGATAAGATAAGACAGAATGGGATAACACACTAATGAAAGAAACTTTATTTGTAGTATTATTAATTTTAAACGGAAATTTAATAGAGACAGTGCCAACTGAGGGGATGCACGATTGTTTGAAGACCAAACGTGTCGCTACACAGAACATAGGCCCCGATCAAGAAGGCATCTTTATGAAATGCATCCAGGTAGAGGCTGAGGTAGAGATAGACATGGGGCGAAAGAGAATTGTTAAAATTTTAACAGAAGATGTTCTTGGAAATTAAAATATATTTAATATCCTTTTTATTTATAATGGGATATATTTGGTCAAATTCAACGGGGGTAGTTTAGTGGTAAAATATATAATGATTGTAATTGGAGCTATGGTGTGCACTTTAATTGCTTTGGGTTATCTTATGAATTCTGCCATGTCAGCAAATGATGTTAATGATGCAGGCGCAACAGACAACACCCAGACTAATGAATCAGGATCAAATACTGCCATCACTGGTGGATATTCAAGTAGCTCAGTTACAGAATATCAGGACGGATCCACTTCTACTACCACAACAAACAACGCAACCACAAATAATGCATATACTGGAGACTCTAGAGTAGTACCCTCTGCTTCAGCTCCTGCTATATCTTCGATGAGCCAAGATTTGTGTACTACTGGTGTTTCCGGTGGAATACAGAAGTTTGGACTTGGTGCAAGCATTGGTGTTACAAAACGAGATATGAATTGTGAAAGAATGAAATTATCCAAGCTCCTTTATGATTATAATATGAAGGTAGCCGCGGTCAGCATTTTGTGTCAAGACGCTAGAGTATTTCAGAGCATGGCTCATGCCGGGACACCGTGCCCCTTCCAAGGAAAAATTGGGGCAGAGGCTCTAGAAGAATGGAATAAGTATGACAAACAAAGACCAGACTATGAAGAGTACACAAAAGCACTTAGATATATGCAAGAAGTGGATGATCAAATTATTGAAGAGCTAGAGGGGAACCCAAATGCGCAAGTTATTCTTGATGGCAGCGGTAACGTCGTTAATCTCGACAATTAGTTTTGCAGATACCATAATTATAGAAGAAAATACTCCTAATCCAGGAGATACCACAACACACACCACTTACACAACTGGCAGTACAGCAGTTACAGACAACCTAGTTAGTCAGGACTGGACTGATGGTAGTTGGACAGGATCCATGTTCCCCGATTCATCAGACATTAATGAGTCTATATATCTCACCGGCAAAGATGGAAAGTATGCAGAATCAGTAATTAATTCACAAGGTATATTAACAGAGAACGAACTGAAAGAAGGACTAACTTCTACTTTTAAAGCAGACATCAGATGGTGGAACCAGTGGGAGTCTACCGTTACCATGACACAAACAGCTACTGATACAAATGGATCTACAACACAAGTATTATTACTAGAAGACACAACTAATCATAACTATCAATTTAATAATTACCAAAACACTCTTGTTATTGCTCCAGACGAGGAGAATACTCATGGCACATTAACAGCACGATTTGATTTTGATGTAGATGATAATGCAGGAAACTGGAACGGAGGCCACAGCGGAGTCGATGTGGTGCGCCCCGAAGTTATTATAAATTATTTGGCACTAACAGAACAAAGTGTTTCTACAGTTGTGTTTTGCTATCAGAAAAACCCACCTACGTGCCCAGCACAGGAGGAGATAGCAGACGTTGCAGATACTATTGATGAGATTTTTGAAGGTGAGATTTTTGAAGATGATTACTCTTATGAAGACACCTATATCAATACAGAATATATCGAATATGAATATGATTGGAATGACGATTATTTCTATGATGATATATATGAGGAAGAAGAGTACTTTGAAGAAGAGACTGCCTATTATTTGACGGATGACTTTTTTTTTGAAGATGAGTACTATGACGACACCTACTACGATGACTACGAATACAACTACGAACCTGATTATGTTGAGTATGACACAAACATTGAATTGGAAGAATTTGATTACGAAATTAATGAAGACTATTACGAAGAAGAATATTCATTAGCCTTTGACGATCTCCCGATAATAGATGATTATTTTGACAATGAAGAGATGTACTTTGAGGAGGATACATATTTTGATGAAGATATGTATATTGATGCATTTACTGATGATGAATTTATAGAAGACTTTGACGAGATGTTTGAAGAAATGCCAATGGAAGAAATGGATATAGAAATGGCAGAAGAAATGTTTGAGGAGATGGTTGAAGAATATTTTGAAGAGCCACCTATGGAAATGGCAGAAGAAATAATTGAAGAACCTATGGAAGAAGATATAATAGAGGAAGAGCCTATGGACGAACCTCCAATGGAAGAAGTAGCGTCCGTTGACAATGAACCGGAGATGGAGAAACCTGATGAAGTTGAAGAACAACCCAGTAGCGAAAGCCCTGTTGCAGACGAGCCGGAGGAGACAGCAGATGATCCCCAACAAGAAGAAATCGACGAGGAGCCAACTGAACTCGCAGTTGCTGAAGGAAGTCCAGCTAAAGAACCAGATACTGTTGAACAAGATGCTCAAGGAGAGCCAGAACTAGAAACTGAGCTTGATTTTAAAATAGCTGCAATTGAAAAGGTTATTAAATCACAGATAAAAAACACCGTACAACAAACTACAGCCACCCTTAATGTAATCAATGAAATTGTAAGTAGAGAAATGATCTCTCAGCAACCAGATATGTCGAGCTACTTTAATATGAACGCAGCGCTGTTTGATACTAGGCAATTACCAAGTGGAAATCCTGCATTCTTCAATCAAATCAGTCTAGACACATACGATTATACCATTTATAATGATCAGGTTGCTATGGTCACGAATATGGTCGGCCAAGATCCTGTGGTCCAGCATGAGAAGAAAATGCGGGATATCAACAGCAGGAAAACTAAGGTTTTAATAGAATTGAAGGAGATGTTAAATGCCAGATCTAATTAATAAGTTATCATCATATGCAGCGCTGATTGGTGTTATAGGAGCTATTGGTGGAGGCTTTTATGCATGGGGAGAATTTAATACAAGATTATCAGCAATAGAAGGACAAGAGTTTGTAGTTAATCAAACTGTTGATTTAACTAATACACATGATCGTATTGTTAACGGAGATAAAGAATCAATGGAAGCAATTCGTTCACTTGCGGCAGCACTTGAGAGTTTAAGAGGCGACATTGCAATTAATGCAAAGGCAATAGAATTTAACGGGATAATAATTGAAGAAGCAATAGCTCGATCAGAAAATCCATTGGCAAATTAATATGAGTAACGGTAATCAAGGACTAGGATCATTTTTACCATCACAGTATGGTACTAATTTATCTGCAGCTCAACAAGCTGCACAACGAAACATTAATCAGATGATGGCAGCTAATCAAGCACAAGTTGCAGCTGCACTTGCTCCTCAAACTCCAGCATCCGCACCTTTAAGTTACATGGATCAAATAGCAGCTCTTCCATATCAACAGGATATTGGTTCTTATCAAAAAATGTTAGGAATGGGAATGTCTGATTATGGTAGACATCTTGGTGAATTAGGGGAAAGAAATTATTATCGACATATTGATGTTTTATCTGACCCAGAGTATGCGCGGTATTTAGGATTTGAAGATGCAGATGTGTATGACGATTTTAGTGACGTTGCAGAATACACAGGACAATTTGGTACACCATTACAAGCTCCAACAATTTCAGATATTATTAATCGTGATGTAAGTTATCAAGACGCAATGAGAGCGTTAGGTTCTTATGGCCAATTAAGAAGAGATTACGAAACAGGAGAACGACAACGTCCACAGTATCAAAATTTTGAAGATTATCTTTCACAATCACAACAATACACACCAGAGCAAATTGAAATGTTAGATTTACCTTCTTCTTACGGACCCCTTGTAACTACACCTGAAGGTGGATGGCAAGCTTACGCAGAACAACAAGCAGCAGAATTAGCAGCAGCACAAGCAGCAGCGGAAGAAGCAGCAGCAAATAGACCTCCCCCAGTTTGGCAAACTTACCAACCATCTTATATGTCTGCACAAGATGTAATTGGATCAGTGTATGGAGAAGGAGGTTTTCCTCAGGGACCACAATATGGTTCGGCAAGTTCCATAAATCCACAAAATCCTCTATATGGCATAAATCAAGATGATATGGAATTGTATTATGCATTACAGCAACAGCCAGGTTTATTTAATTATTTAGATCCGGGAGCTCAAAGTAGTATACAACAATATTTACCATCAGATTTTGGACAGACTTATGGGCTAGGACCAACTGTTCCAACTGGGCCAGGTACTGCTAATCCTGAAGGTTTTGGAGAAAGTATTGGCTTAGGTTCAGGATATGCAAACGGAGGCATAGTGTCACTGTATGGCAAGAGCTAGAGGTAAATATTCAAAAGCTATATCAGATAGAAGTGGGGTTGCTTTTCCCTATAAAGAAATGGTAAAAGAATGGAATGGTTCTTTCGTTCATAAATCTGAATACGAAAATAAACATCCGCAGCTAGAGCCAAGACCAGTTGCTGCTGATGCACAAGCATTGGAAAATGCAAGACCAAAAGAAGCACACACAGTGTATGTTAAAATTGGGGGAGGTGCAGAAGCAAGATTTAGTGTAGCTGCATCAGGTAGTACAAAACCTGCAGATCCAATAAAAGATTTAATTATGAAATTTGAAATGGGAACAGTAACTGTTTCTACATCGTAGTGAGGAATTATGGCAACACAAACTTATGCAATACTAGTACAAGATATAAAGGATTTAACAGAGAACAATAGCAGTGATTTTGCGACTCAGGCTGATGAGTTTATAGAAACAACAGAGATTCGTTTATCTCGTGAAATTGTTAATTGTCCTGAATTATATAAACATCAAACATCTACCTTAACAATTGGAGATGCTTACATAACAAAGCCTTCTGATCTTATCAGTATGATATCTTTTCAAGTATTGTCATCTGCTTCTGCAAGAACAGCGCTTGAGTATCGTGACGTTAGTTTTATTAATGAATATTGGCCAACAAGAACAAGTACAAGCACACCAAAATATTATGCTGACTGGGATGATGATT